GTCCAGTACCAGCAAGATGTAATGCAACAACATCAGATGATGCACCTACAAATTCTACAATACAATCACCAGTATTTGCAGCAGCAGTACCTTGAGTTAATGCCCACCATGCTCTTAACAGGTCTAACTTTGCACCATTTGCAAATCCAGATAAATCTTGTGCATCTTCGTCTGCATTTACAATTAAATTAGTTGCAGTATCATTATCAAAGACAGCCTTTACTGTTACAATTCCACCTTGTTTAGCAGCAGTAACCGTGGTATCCTTCAATATTGTTGTTACAAATGACATTATCTAACTCCTTAAATTGATAGCATTTCTTTTTCAAAATATCCCATAAGTTGTCTCTCTGGCACCTTAAATTTTTTAGATATTTGATTAATAGTTTTCTCAAAAGTATTTAGGAAATCTGAGGGTTTCGCATCCATTTTTGCAAAAATTTCGTCAACAGCATCCTTCATCTTAGGAGATAATTTCTTATACTCCTTAGATTTTTTGTGTTCGTCCTTCTCTGGTAAAGAAGTATATAACTCGTTAAACTGTATCATCTTCCTCTACTTCTGGAATGTGGTTTTTTACGAAAGAACCGGCAACCTCTTTTCGTTTTGTTTCTAGAGCATCTCCAACTTTTGATGCCATTGCACTTTTAAATGCATCTTCAGCATCTATATTACTTTGGTTTTGTAATGCATCTACAAAATTTTCTGCGGTCATGTTTTTTCTCCAATCATTTCTATAATGGTATGTAATTACACTCACTGTTTTTCTTCTTCCGTTCTAGTAAAACCTTCTTCTGGTTCATCAAATTCACCTTCTCCGCCACCTTCGATTTCAGCTTCTAGGTCTATTTCTTTTTGCATATTTTCAATCTCATGGTCAGTAAGATTAAGAACATTTTTTTGTACCCAATTTTTACTGTAGAATGTACCAATGTAAGATTCAATACTACCCAACATATCTATTCTGTCTCTCATCAACTCTGCTGCTTTTAGTTCTGCAAAGTGACCATCCTGTAAAAAATCATACTGAATGTGTTGAGAAATCTTTTTCCAATCCTCTAGAGTAATCACACCTTTAAGAATAAGTTGTGTTTTTAGAACATCAGTAAAAACAGGAGTAAACTTTTTCCGTAGTCTTTGTACGAATTTAGTAAACTTCAGTTCATCTCTAGTAATCTCTGTGGAACGACCAAGACTAAAACCAGACTCTGCTTCTAAACGAGAGATAGGTACATTTAATGATCTAAACAACTTCTGTTTAAAATATGTAATATCATCAATTTCACCAAGGTTAGAACCACCAGCTAAAGTAGTAATCTCTGTACCTCTACCACCTTCTCTACGAGGCAACCAGAAGTCTTCCAACATTGACATATGATTTCTATCATCTCTGATTTCACCAGTAGATGCATCGTATGTCAATTTGTTACGATATCTATTCATAACATCTTTGAGGTATTGTTCTGCTTTAATCTTAGGTAAGTTACCCACATCAATATAGAAGATACGTCTTTCTGGAGCTCTTGATACCCGATAGATAACAAGAGAGTCCTCAATCATACGCAACTGATTGACAGGTTTAATTGCCTTATGTAGATATGAAAGAACGTGACCTTTGTTTTGATCAATCAAACCAGACGGTACATATGTAATACTATCTGGTGCAATCTTAATTCCTTGGCTTGTACCAGATGCTAATCCTTTATCATTGTACATATAATATTCTTGTACGTTTTTGATAAGTTCAATTTGAGAACCTTTTTTTAGGTTTTTCTTAACTTGTTTGACTTTTTTGATTTTCTTAGGATCAATGTATCTAAGTTCTTGAATACCTTTTTTCGGATTGTTTTTATCAATAACCTTATGATAAAAAATACGACCATCTACATACCACCTTCTAAAGATATCGTGTCCTTTTGTATCAAAGTCCAGAAGTTGTAATACTGTATCAAATTCTTCCCTAATACGAGTTTTAATTTTTTCAGGCATCATAAGACGATCAAGTTCAATTGCTACAGCTGCATCTTTTTCATTTGCAACTATACCTTCATTAACAATATCTTCGATTGCACTGTCGCACTCTGGTTGTTGAGAGATATCACGATACCTTCGCACCAAGTCCATCTCAGTACGTTCTCTACCATCCGTGTTTAGGTGTGTAGAATAGAACCCGCCACCAGCGACCTCAATAGTACCGTCTTCTGAACTAGGTTCAGTAAACTTCTCTTGAGAGCCGCTGTCTTTGGCACGTTCAAATTTGAAACCAAACAATTCCGCCATAATATGTCATTCTCCTACTGTGTGTAACTATTTAGTAGGTTTAGAAACTAACCCCTGATGGCTCAAAGTGTTGGTATCTCCAAGTAACCTCAAAGGTTTCAATCTCAGTCGCTTCAGCATTTGTTAAATCAATCTGACCTACTGTAAGAGGATATGCATTTCTGAAGATATAACTCTTTAGAACTGTGTCATCTCTGTCAAGTTGTTCTACTGTTAAGTCAGACTGATAATCAGAAGGATTAATCAAACCAGTATTGTTTGCATAATCATTAATACCATTCTGCCAAAGTTCCATTGCATTTCGGATCATAAAGTCAGTATCGTTATAGAAAGTCACTGTCCAAGCTTCAGGCGGTGGCCTGTCACCAGAAATATATACATTTCTTCCTCTAAATGGGATTGCAATTTCACCTAAAGTAGATGCAGGCAAGTTTGTTGCAGTTGCAAGAAATGAAGTTCTACGAATATCAAGTCCAGTTGCAATGCCCGGCGGTGGAACTATAGTTACCCTATATTGGTTGGCTCTTGCACCACCACCGATTAGATTTGCTTTGAAATCATCTATGTTTCCCATAATTAACCTCCTACCTCTGTAAAGCTTACCCCAGTTCTAACTGCGATAAAGTTAAGTGTAATGAAGTTAATAGACCTAGCTGGTTTAATAAAGATGTCAGCAACAAACTCGTTTCTGTCAATCACTTCACCAGTATTATTTGTACCATCTGATACAACACTAAAGTCTGTAATACCTCTACGACCTTGGATATCTCTCAAGAATGGTTCTACCAAGTTTCTAAACTGTGCTCTTGTGAACTCATCGTTAAACTCAAAGAGTTGGAACTTAGCAGCAGTTGCAATTGCCTTCTCAAGAAGTAAGAACAAACGTCTTACGTTGATACGGTCAAATGCACTTGGTTTTGTTAGAGCAGTCTTGTCACCAAACAGAACCACACCTTGGCCTGGGAAGTTAACAACAGGATTTATTCTTGCTTTGTATAGTTAATCTCTTTCTGCCTTAGTTGGATTGAAAGATAACTTTACTGCACCACGAACATTTCCTCTGTTGAAACCAGCAGGGGAGAAGAATGAGTCTGCAACTTGGTCTGTGAAAGCACAAAGACCAGCAGTATCACCATTCAGAGGTACAAAACGATATACATCACTATACTTATCATACATATATTTGTAACCACTATCGAATACCATGTAAGATGAACTTGGACAAGTATTGAAACCATCTATGACATTCTTAGTTGCTGTGATTGAGTCTGCAATACCAACTGTCGCAGCACGATATGGAGAAACAAATCCCACACAATCTCTACGACTTTCACAAAGTGCAGTAATCATTGTTACATGAGTATCCATTGCAGCTTCTGTATCTGCGGCAATACTTGATGCACCACCTAATACCAAATTAATATCAAGTGACTCTGTATCTTCAAACTTATCGTATGCAAGTTCAATTTCACCAGCAGTTGTTGAATAGTCATCTGTTCCACCAGTTAATGTAGAAACGTCAACACCAGATACTAATGTGTAGTCTGTACCAGATGTAATATCTGTTCCCCAGTTAGAACCAGCAGAAAGATGGTCTGTCCAGTAAATGAAACTTGACTGTGCAAAGATAACATCTGAATAATAGTTGTTAGAACCTTGTGCAGTTTTTGCTTTTGGATTCTTTGACATATTTGGAAATACTTCCATTACTGATTGTGTTCTTTGTCCAGCAACACTAACAGCAAAACCTGTGATATCACCAACTGTGTCATATACTGCAACATGGATTTCATCTTTTTCTCCACGAG